AAAAAGCTGCCTGTTGTTCATGCTTACGGTATAATCTATATCGGTCTCGCCGTCCCTCTGCCCGCCGGTTATGGTCCCGGTCCAACTACCACCTCTTTTCGCTGAAAGAGTATATATAACGGTCAGCTTATCGAAATCGACCTTTTCTATCGGTTCATCCAGTACTATCCTTGAAGTATATGCCCCTGTCCAGCTTGAGTTTATCCCAATCTCTTTTATTGTACCTGTACCAACACCAGCCGCAAAGGTATATGTGACTTTTTTATATACGGGATATTCGCCCTCTATGCTATTTTCAGAGCTACCATAAACTCTTGCCAGTACATTTCCCGACAGTCCCGTGTCAGTAGGCTGTACCGGCGTGTCGCCGTCCCCTATTTCACAAGCTGCTATCGCCGTATAGATGGGTTTTTTATATTGACAGACTGTCTTGAAGAAGCCGTCAAGGAGCATGTTGTCAACGACTTTATGTTCTTTGATTTTCCCTGATTCATCTTCAAGGATAATCTCATACCTTCCCGAAAAGGCCAGTTCCACCTTAATCATTCTTCTTCTACCTCCAGCCATAAAATTTCTTCTATACCAGCAGTCAGTTCAACCTCTTCGCTTATTTCTTCCTGACTATGACTTATTTCCTGCCATGTTATTTCCTGAATACCAGCAGTCAGTTCAACCTCTTCATCTATGCTTGTTTCAGTTTCTACTGGTACAATTGTTTCTTCCCATGTTATTTCTTCTATACCAGCAGTCAGTTCAACCTCTTCATCTATTCCTACATCAATTTTTCCTATCTTTATCCAATTTATTTCTTGAACGCCGGCTGTTATTTCAAATTCTTCAAAGAAACATGGGCTTGACAGGATATATTTATATGGCGAGACATCATCTTCCCTGTAATAGATGAACACTATAAAGCCTATGTTACCCCTAAAAGCACTGACTGCCTCTATTGGTATCAATGCCCTGTCAGTATCCTTTATTAAGACATGTTCAGTGGTATAGTTATCTTCTGAAGACACGCAATTTATCTGTTTTTCATCATGTATTGACTGATAGGCTATGTATATTATTCCCCAGAAATCCTTGAATACTACCGGAGATTTACCATCCGTTATTCTCCTTATATTAGTACCTTCATATGGGTATTCCATTATCCATACACCGGAATTACCACCAGCCGGCGTAATCTCCACAACGATTAAATAATGCCCTGTGTTTTCAAAGATGATATGGGCGTTCTTACTGCCTGTTGGAGCAAATACAAGCCTGTCCTCTATCTCCCAACTGGTGAAATCTTCATTTGATTTTAGCAGGTATATATCCTCGTCAATGCTGGTGTATATACCCCATAGCCTTTCAGAATACTCATGTTTCTCTTTCGGTAAAGGCTCTCCTTCTTCATGAGGGCCCCAGCAAAAACTATAGTCATCTACGAATCCTATATAATGCTCATAGGCTTTAGTAACAGAATGTCGTCCCTGAGAAAACTGATTAAAATGATTAATGATATGCTTCCAGTAGTGTTCTGGAAATTGTAGATCCTCATTATCTTTTTTTCCCCAGGTTAACATTCTGTTACCTCCTTGCCTCCCGATTATGCACTCAATCTTTTTTCTTTTTTACCGGCTCTTCTTCTTTATTTTCTGGTATTTCCAGTTTTTTAACGCAATTAATCTTAACCATAGCACTTGGGTTTTTAACCATATTCATGAGAAATGCGTATTCTTCAGGGTCTGTTGTAGTGTACTTGCCATTGAAGAACCTAAGCGTCTTACCCTTCTGCTCTCTCATGATGGCAGGCACCATACATACCCTCAAATTCTTAAAGTTGCTAATAAAAACAGCTTCTTCAACTTTCGCGAATTTACCATCAGCACCACGAACAACAGCCATATAATCCCTCCTATCAAAAGTAGGGGAAGGAAATCCCCTTCCCCGCTATTGTGTTATACCGGTTATTACCGTATGAGTTTCCTGGTTTCTTACCCTCATACCGAACATGGTTACATATTCGTCTTTCCAGCCCAGCCGGTCGTTCTCCTGGATGTTTGTCCGTAGAGTAGTATCCATACCTGCAAACGGCATGTAGTCGATATTTGGCATATCAAGGATAAGCCCTGACCCTTCATGGTCTTTTTCAAACAACCGGGAAGGAATTATGATTAAATCACCATGGAAGGAGAGATATTTCTTCAGTCTCATTCCATATGTTTCTTCCTGGCTGGTTGTCTGGATCTTTCCGACAGCAAACTGGTTAATAATGCTTGCTACCTTCCTGGAAGTCAACAACAGTTTAGGCTCTCCATCTCTTCTGTTGTACGTAAAGGCCATTTCGCAGATGTCTTCCAGTACGCCTTCGGTCAGCGTTCCGTTATTAGCCTGTCCTACATCATAGGCATTGGTTGTAATAAACTGGACAATACCTCCGGTAAATTTAAGCCTGTTCTGCACATCTTCCCGGCGTTCTCCCCATATGGCGATTTTTTGAATATCGATTCTGTGTTCTATAGCTTTCTGCCTACGGAGCCTTATCCTTTCGTTTCCGCCTGCTGTGGTCCTTTCATGTTCAGTTTCAAAGGAGCCCTCTACGGGTGTCCTTACTGTCTGCACATAGTTGAAGTATTTACCGGGCTGTGTAACATAGCTTTCAGGTGCATTGGAGTTTTCTTCCATGGCATTACCAAGCCTCATAATGTAGTCGCCATTCTGTAATGCTAAAGCCTGAGTGCCTGTTTGAAAGTTGGAATCATAACTGGCCTGCCTGCGTACTGTTATTGTATCAGTCTGCTGGTTTTTACCTGTAACATACAAGATTTCGTTAGTACGGGTCACCAGTAAAAGGTCTTTAGGCCTAATAAAAGTAACATCATCAAGCACTATATTGGCATCAGTAGCAGTAAATGCACCTACAACCTGTGCGTACCAGTTAGGAGCTCCTTCATCATACCAGGTAAATTCTGTAGAATTTACAGGTACTTTTCTGGCCCTCATCAAGATGGTCAAAAACGGAGTTGCCTCTGGTACTAACATAGATATTTCTTTCGATACATCTATATCCCTGCGTTCGGTATCAATGTTATAGGTATATGCCTGTGGTCCGGCAGTACCATCCCAAATGTACCGTCCATCATATTGGAATACAGCCATGTTTTTTCACCTCTCTTTATTTTCTGGCCGACCGCAGGAATAGGTTATTTTATCCTGCGGTTAGCCCCATAGTCCTCTGTTTTGTTCAAAGCCAAAAATCATTTGTTTCTCTATCTCTTCCTGACTAGGTTGTCTGGTAAACCTCTGCCCAGGCCTTGAGCCAGAAATTCTTGCAGCCATCTTTTGAGCAGCATTGTATTGCTGCTGGCTCTCATTGTACTGTTGCTGCATCTGATAAGAGTTGTCCATGTTTCTGGCCTGATTGAATACTATCTCGAATCCGTTAGGGAATAATTGCGGATTCAGATACATTGGATACTTCCTGAAGATGTCAAGCATAACAGGTTGAAGTCTATTGAATTCTTCTTCGCCGTACTGCATTTTAAGGTTATTAACCTGCATATCATAGTGAGTTTTGAGTATCCGGGCCTGGTTTTGCTTTTGCAGCAATTCCTGCTGTTTTATTTCTTCCTCCTGCTTCTGCTTTTCGATAAACTGCTGGATTTTGGCATCAGCTATCTTTTCAGAAGCAGTTTTCAGGATTTTCTTAAAAGATTCAGCATTAGGGCCCTTCTCATATAACTCACGTATGAAATCGTTAGGGTCAATATCATCAAAGGAGATGTCTATATCCGGTGTTTGTGTTACCTGCTCTCTGGCAGACACAAATCTTCCGGTAGCAGGGTCCCTTAAAGGCTGGTTATACTGTTGCAGTAATAACTGGTTTACGGTATTCCTTAGTCCTTCAAGTTCCTGCTGTAACCTTTGATTTTCCCTTCTGGTACGGTCAATGTCAGAAGTCCTGCCAAGTTCTTTCTCAAGTTCGATATAATAGTCAATGGCTTCTTCAACACTGTTAAGTACGACATCATCATTTTCTCTGCCGAGCTTCCTTTGAAGTTCGGTAATCCCGTTCTTTAACTCTTCATCAGATTTAAATTTAGCTTTTACGTGTTCAATCTTATGCTGTCTCTCATCCAGGGGAATCTCCTGCCCGGGGCTCTGTTCCCCTAAAACAACGTCTATGGCTTCTTCTTCTGGTTGTCCCGGCTCAGCCATAGTTTCCGGGGCCACAACGCCCAGAGGGTTATCAGAACTAATCTGGCCCAACTGGTCATCTCCAAAAATACCCATGTTATTCCTCCTTTAAAATTCTCTTGATAACTTATTTACACGCCTTTCAACAAAATCCAATACCTTCTTTAAGCCGTTTCTTTCAGCCTTAAGAACATCAAATTGTTCTTTCGATAGATCTTCGTCAAAGATTCTACTCTCCAGTGCCTTCATGTTGTTAACGATAAACTCTTTCACTATCTCCCAGCCAGGGTTATTGGCCATTGAAGCCACCATCCTGGCTTCCTGTTCTTCAGTCTTTATCTCACCACCCCCCCGACTCTTTCAGTAGGATTCCTTTCCTGTTGCGGTCTCCTGCCTGCTGCCCTGCCTATCATTGCGTTTTGATACTGTTGTGTCATTGTAGGGCCTGCCCTTTGCTGTTGTTGCATCATCATGAGCATCTGTCTTTGTAACTGTTCTTTTGGTATCAGATATTTTTCTGCGTTTTCTATATCAAAGGACCTTATCCATTCTTCGATTAGCTTATAATAATCAACAAACGGTACACCCGTCTGTAACAGGAACTGCATCATCAAGGTCAACTGTTCGCGTCTTATCTGCTTGCTGGCTGCCGGGTCAACATTCGTGCTTGCCGGCATGTAATCGTATTCTCCTACTAAATCTTCAGGATTAATATATCTCCACTTGACCGCATTGTTGATGTTAAACCTTACAAGCCTCGTTCCGTCTATAAACTGCTGGTTATTCATATCCATGAGCATAAACAGCCGTTTCAGGTCAAGGCTCTTGAACAATGCAATCTTCACATCAAACCTCATTCCGGCATTACCGGTCTGTTTCAATGTTTCAGTTGCCGTTCTACTGCTTCTGCTATCAGCACCTTGTATTATGGGCGGTGTTGCAAGGACATTCTCCATCATTGTTGCAATGATGTTCTGCTGGTTGAAGCTGGATACTGCTACATCAGAAACATGTAATTCCTCTACATCATCCGGCCTGTCAACATGAATGATACCGTGCGGCCTTGAAATAAGCTCTGATTCATCCACATCTGCACCCCTTCGTACCTTCCACATCTTATTGAGTACGAAGTTGACATTATCTGTACGCTGGTTGTGGATGGTGTTTTCTTCTTCCTGCAAATCGGCTATAATATCGACTGCACTCATACCCATGAATTCACCGGGTAGTCTTTCATAGCTGGCAGCCACGAAGGGTTTTTTTCTATGCCTCCAGTATGGAGAAGGTCCGTCATAGACAACCATTGCCCTGTTTACAGTGATGATATGCCGGTTATCTTCCCAGTAATTTAATATTTCAAACTCTGCCTTGTTCTTAAAATCATCCTGGTTAAAGGTTGCGAATATATCCAGGCCACTGTCTGAGAAGCTTATCTCTGACATACGCCAGTCTTTACCTCTTTCAAGGGTGCTTCCCTGTGCCTCCCATAACATCTGGTAATCGTCTACATAGACTATCCCCTCATCCAGCCATCTCAGGAAATCTAATTTATTACATAACTCATCAAAGGTCATGAATTCCCTGTGGAATACTGCCCTGCAGGTATCGAGACAGGTGCCTTTAGGATCCGGCCAGAAATCAAAAAAATCTATATTTACAATTTCGTTATCATCCCATACGGTCTCTAAGTTCTCCACTATCTGGTATGTATTTTTACCGGTATATTGAGGCCCGAACGGTGTCCAGATGACTTCCGGCACCGGTACTTTCTTTTTGATGTATTCTTCCTCATATCTCCATCCGACACCCATATATCCCTTTGGGAATACCAGTAAGGATGTGATATAATCGTGATATTTGGCGACTATGTTATTCTTCCTCAACTGTTCATTGACGAGTGCTGAAGCTATCTGTGCTTTATCCTCTGCCTGTTGCATAGAAAACCGCGACTGATAGGAAGGTTGTGGGATGAATTCTACATAGGGATAACGCTGGAAAAACGCCATCACCATACGGGAACGAATGGTATCGACTATCTGATATGTCCTTGGAATATGAAGGTTAGAGCGGATAGACTCCCCCATCTTCCTGGCGAGTTTTTCTTCTTCGGTCTCTTCCTTGTATCCGACGAATTTTTTGAAACAGTCAATAGCTTTTTCCTCATACTGTGCCCTATAATCACTGAAGTGCTGGAATAAAGACATTTGAACATTGAGTAGTTCGCCGGCCTCTTTCTGTAAAGTATCTATAGTTTTGATTAACATATACTATCACCTCATAGGTGGCTGTCCTCCCTGTGTTTCTAACTCCTGCAATCTGTTTATGAGTTGTAAGGCCAACATGACCAGCTGCTCATGATCCATCTGCCGCAGTTGCTGCAAAACCTGTGCCTGCTGCCCCGCCATTACTGGACCTCCAACGGGCGGTTGATTCATTGCCATTTTTACACCCCCTTAATGAAAAAGCCCGTCAAAGGATTACTCCTTCAAACGGACTTCTGGAATCTCATGTGTTTATTTAATTGTGCAGGAGATGACCGTCAGGCGGCTCTACTCCTTAACCACCTTGATTATTACTTCCGGCTTCATCCTTGCTTCCAGCCGGTTTTTAGTACCGCACCTTGGACAGACTATTTCTACATCTCCTATATGAATATCATATTTTAATAACAACTTATTGCATTGTTTGCACTTAAAATGTTGCAATTAATCACCCCATTTTGTGATTAATATGCTCTACATTTTGAGAATATCATATTTTTCTAAATAATGCAAGTCCCCTAGTATCCGGTTACCCTTGACCGGGGATTTATCCTTCTCTGCCTTGCATTTGCAATCTGTTTCTTTTCATCATCACTTAACTTTGGTCTTGGTCTGGACATCACGAAGTACCGACAGCAGTCTAAGAGATGGTCCTCCTGTCCATCTGCTATATCATCCGGTTTATGAAGATGTTCCCTTATACCTGATATGATTCTTATGAAATTACCGCATGAGGCCGTAAATCTCAGTTTAGCAAGTGGTTTTCCGTCCTTATCGGTGATTATTTCCCCGTTTTCGTCTTTAAGCGGTGTAAGCCATTCATGCAGTCTCTTCCAGCCCATTATCCTGTCCTTATCTGCTTGCCTCCACGGCCTGTTACCGTATTCCTCCATGATTTCTATTGTTGATTTACCACTATCCAGATTCTTTGCCCAGCAACTTGTATCAGCTACCATGTAGTCAATCTGTTCAGGTGCACCGTCAGCATCTTTTGACATTGTCTTTATGTCTATCGCCTGTTCAGGGTCAGTCAGATATGACGGATAGTATTCCCTGTATGCTATCACCCAGCCGTCGGGAGAGATAGCAAACCATATGCCGGCTGCCTGTTTCCAGCCGCCGTCATAGGCGAATACTACCCTCCAACTCGCCGGCGGATACCAGTCTTTCCCGTATGGTACATGTATTGTGGCATCCCATTCAGGGAAGGCTGCCCCTGAGCCTACGGAAAATGCCTCTGAAGGGGTTGAAGGATACTGGCTTTTAAAGTTCCTCATATTGGCTTTAGTATATTCATACCATTTCCTGTCCCTTCTTGGATCTATATACCAGGGTAAAAATATACCGGTAAACATATTGGTACCTGCCCCTTTTTCAGGACCGTATTCCCAGTGGGCGTTTTCCCACATCTCTTCAAAAAACGTCCCTCTTATACCGGTACTTATGCCTATTACCTTCCCGCCAGTCGGTCTGTTTATGGTAGGATAAGCGGCGTCCCATATCTCTTCTGCCTCCTGATGTCTTGCCCATTCGTCAAGTAAAACCACATTATCGGTAAATCCATGGGCGGCAGCAGCAGAAGAAGTGGCTCCCCTTATCCTTGAAGATTCTCCGCTTTCCCTGTAGATTATTATCTCCTGCTTGCTTGTCTCAAAATATAGTCCGGTTATGTTCTCTTCTTTCTGTTTGTCCCTGCCCTCTGCTTTGTTATCATAAATCAGCCAATCAGGAAGATGCCTTAATACGAAATCTATTCTCCTTATCATCTCTTTTGAGTTATTCTCGGTCTGTGTTAGTATCGTCGCCGTAAATCCCTCGTTATATATTGCTTGCTTGGTTATAAAACTTAAAGATAACCACGATATACCCAACTGCCTTGCCTTTAAGAAAATGATAAACCTGTTATTTTCCATTTTCCTTAAAGCATCTTCCTGTTCAGGCCAAAGTTTAAAGTCTATAACTATCCCCGGTTGGTCTTTATCCTCTATCATCACGAGGTCGTTTATGAATAAGACCGTATCCCGTCTGTATAACTCGTTTTTGAGTAAAAGACGGCCTTCTTTAGACATTATGTCGATACCGTATTTTTCTTTGAAGGATTCTATCTTTTCCTGAAAATCTGCCAGGGACATAGTATCAC